CGTGGTTGATCAGCTCAAGAAGAACTTCCCGAACCTGCGCGTAGAAACCGCACCGGAAATGTCCACCGCTGCTGGTGAACTGGTCTACTTGATCGTGGAAGAGTACGAAGGCGTCCGCACCATCGAGCCGACCTTCACCGAGAAGATGCGCGTGCATCCGATGGTGCTGGGTCTGTCGAGCTGGCAGCAGAAGCGCAGCCAGGGCACCGTTGGCGCGATTATCTATCGTCCGCTGATGGTCGCCAGTCTGATTCTGACCTAACATAGCGCGGGGCTTCGGCCCCGCCTTTACTACTGGAGAATTTATGAGCACTGTAACTATCGGCTGCAAGCTCCCGAACGGTATCCTGATGTCGGCCCAGGTTGGCGGCAAGGAAGTCGAGTTCCGCATCAACGGCTGGAACCAGAACCTGATCCAGGGGACTGGCCATGGCATCACCCATGACGTGCCGAAAGACCTGTGGGACGCCTGGCGCGAGCAGTTCAAGGACTCCAAGCTGGTCAAGGGCGGCTTTGTGTTTGCCCACGCTCAGGAGCGCTCGGTTAAGTCCGAGGCGAACGAGAAGAAGGGCAACAAGTCTGGCACTGAGCAACTGCCGCAACTGACCGGCGACGCCAAAGAGGGCGGGCTGGGTAAGGTTGAGAAGTAACCCAGCGCCACATGCAGGAAAGCCGCCTTTGTGCGGCTTTTTTGTTATGCTGAAACGAACAACCCACTAGGGCGAATGATTATGGCCGTTGTAGTTTTTGACATTGCAGAGTTCCGGGCGCTGTACCCGAACATCGTGGCGACCGATGCGCAGCTTCGGATGTTCTTCAGCATTGCCGAGGGATTCCTCGACAACACGGATTGCAGCATCGTGAAGGACGTTGAGGCGCGCAAGACCATGCTTTATTTGCTGGTGGCGCACCTGGCGACGCTGAATCAGCAGGCAGAAAGTGGTAATGCTGTTGTTGGCCGCGTGGCCAGCGCTACGGAAGGTTCCGTGTCGATCTCGCTGGACTACGGCAGCATGGGCAATAACGAGCGCTGGTATCTACAGACACCATACGGCGCGACCTACTGGCAGATCACCAAGAAGTACCGCTCCTTCCTCTACCGCCTCGGCAAGTCGCCCATGCCGGTGCGTAGGACGTATGTTCAATGAGCCTGGCCGACAAGCTGCAAAAGATCGCCGCCCAGCGTGCGGTTAAGGCGCGTGTCGGGATTCTTGAAGATAAGACGTACCCGGATGGCGCGGGCGTTGCAGAAGTCGGCTACATGAACGAATACGGCACCGAGACGATCCCGCCGCGCCCGTTCTTCCGTAAAGCCGTATCGGACAACCGTGACAAACTGCCGGCCATGATGGCGGCGCTTCTCAAGCAACACGACGCGGAAACGGCAATGCGGCTGGTGTGCGAGCACATGGCGGATGAACTGAAAATGTCCGTCATGACCTGGGAGGAGCCGCCGAACGCGCCGAGCACCATAGCCGCCAAAGGCTACAACGCCCCCCTACGCGGCCCCGACCGCCTCCTCCGCAACTCATTCAGCTACGAGATAAATCCATATGATTAACGTCCGCGCAATGGCCAACGGCATGACCAGCCTGGTGAACCCTAACCTGGCAGCCGTGCTGAGGGTGAACGAAGGTTCCACGGTTGATTCCGAGGGCAACCAAGTGCCGAACTTCGTCGAGCATCCAATTCAGATTCAGGCGCAGTCGCTCGGCTCTGAGGAGAAAGACCATCTCGGCCTAGTTGACCGTCAGGGCGAGTACATCACCGTGTACGCATACGGCAGCATCACGGCCATCCAGCGCTGGCTGGAGCGTGGCGCTTCAGAGCTGGTGTTTACGCCCTACGGTGAGTCTGCGGCTGTCCGCTGGTCGGTTGACAAAGTGCTGGAATCGTACAGAGCGTGGGTGAGGCTGTTGCTTGTGAGGATTACTTGATATAAATTGATGGTGCAAGTCAGAGATGAGCCGCCCATAACAACGCGGAACTCGCTGACAAGACAGCCGGGAAAGACCGGCCCGATCACCTGCAATGCATTGGGAGTTCCCGGTGGGCAGGCTGCATCGGAGAGTGATTTGACTCAACGCACAGCCGGCACTCTGCCGGGACAGATCACTCTACCAATGCACAAAATTGACAAGTAGCACAGCGGTAGTGCCCCCGGCTGTTAACCGGGCGGTCGCAGGTTCGAATCCTGCCTTGTCAGCCAATTAAAGCCGCTATAGCTCAGACGGCAGAGCGCCTGCCTTGTAAGCAGGATGTCGGGAGTTCGATTCTTCCTGGCGGCACCAGTCCCCGCACCCACGAAACGGGGCGCCACCGGCCAACGCAGGAGCGAACGCCGGCAACGAGATGGACTGTCCCGCCATGGCGGTTAGGGCTTACTTATAAAAGCACTAGGAGAGAAGCATGAATAGCGAGAATGAGAAGTTGCGGGCGCTGTTGAAGCGCTTATATCCGTCAGTTTCGATATCTGACCAAGTACGGATAGATGAAGCCCTATCCCAGCAGGCCGAACAGTGGATCAGCGTTCATGACAAATTGCCAGAATGCGGCGAAAGAGTGCTTTGCTGGATAGACATCGGAGATATGAAGTACACGGAGGTTGTAACATGGCACGGCTCTTTTTTTGGTGACATTGTGGCGCTTAAAGTCACCCACTGGCTCCCCCTTCCATCCCCTCCTACCCCATAACCCCGCACTAGGACAGAAACCATGACAAAAGAAGAACTTGCAGCACAGTTGAACGGCATTGAGTACCCGGCACATCGCAGCATTACCGGCCACACTATCGAGCAAGCCAAGGCAGCAGGTTTGGTGATCGTGTACGGTGCCAGCGATGACCTGATGGAATTTGAGGGCGCTATTCGTGACGAAGTTGGATGTTATGACGGAGGTGAGGCGCTGATCGACAAAGAGGGCGTGTTGCCTGAGTTTGAAAGCGCCAGCGAGGACGAAGACGAATGCGCGAAATACTTCGCCAGAAAGCCGGGCGCCAAGATGATCGAAGCGCTATGGTGTGCCGAGCCAGGGTATAGCTGGACGTACAAGACGGATATCCCGCACGCGACGTTCGAGATCGTCGATGATGGCGAGCCGTATTGCCTCGGCATCGTGTTCAACATCGACGACCTCTAACCCACAACCCCACCAATATGCAATACTAAGCCCCATCACCGAATGGGGCTTTTTTATGGCCGTTTCCACAGACGATCACTACGAAATAATCACCGAGCTTCGGCAGTTCATCCTGGCGACTCTGCCGGATGCTACGCCCGCGCAAGTTATCCGCGACACGCAGAACTATGCGGCCCTGCCGTATAACGCGATAACTATCGCCATGCTGTTCGATTCAGAGCTGGACTATTCTTCGACGTATTACGATGCAGACGCCGAACTTGCCGCCGTGCATAACTCAGTCGAGGCGCGAGTGCAGTTTTCGTTCTACGGCAAAGAGGCGCCGAAACGCAGCAGGATCATTGCCCAGTTGTGGCGGAACTATTACACATGCGACCGCCTGACCAAGTGCAAACCGCTCTATGTTCAGTCGCGGCAGCGCCTGCCGTATATAAACGACTCTTCCCAATATGAAGACAGGTATATCTTAGACCTTGCTTTGCAGTACAATCCCGTGGTAACTCACGCGCAAGACTTTGCGGATAGCGCAGAGATTGCAATCATTCCAGTAAATGAGGGTAGCTAGATGGCTTTTAACTCAGTGCCCGCTGATCGCATTGTCAGCGTAGTACCAAGCGCAATTGGAACGGGCGGCACCGCGCTGTCTATGTCCACTCTGCTTGTTTCCCCCACTACTTCGCCGCGCATCATCGGTGTGCGAGAGTTCGGCAGCGCCGCAGAAGTCGGCCAGGTGTTCGGCCTGCTGTCGGATGAATATGCGTTCGCTGAGCGCTATTTCCTCGGCTACGAGGGCGCGACCAAGATCCCGGAACGCCTGTGGATGGCCGGCACCAAAGAAACCGCACTGCCTGCCGTTCTGCAATCGGCCAGCCTGCGCAGCGTGACGCTTGACAGCATCAAGCAAACCGGCGCGCTAGGTCTGGTCATTGGCGGCACCAACTACAACCTGACCGTGAACCTGACCAGCGCTACCAGCTTCAGCGATGCGGCCTCGATCATCACCGCCGCGCTGACCACTGCGACCGCCCCCGCGGCGTGTGCGTTCGTGGCGAGCGCCCAGGTGTTTGAGATCACCACCACGGCTACCGGTACCGCTGCGACCATCACCCTTGCTACTGGCGCAATGGCAGAAGTCCTGCGACTGAGCGAGGCAGAAGGCGCACAGGCAGAGAACGGCACCGCCGCCATGACCGTTGCCGAGGCGCGCAGCTACTACCTGAACTTCACCTACAACTTCGCAGTATTTGCCGATCTGGTTGAGCCGGACGCCGACACCAAGAAAGAGATTGCCGAGTGGACTACCCTGCGCCGTAGCCGGTTTATGTCTGTCGTGCAGGACACCACTGGCGGCGCTCTGGTAGCCAACAACCCGGCATCGTTCGGCGCTTGGCTGACCGAGACCGAGCAGGACGGCACCCTGCCGTACTTCGGCAGCATCGACAAGATTGCGGCGCTGTGTGGCGGTATTGCTGCGATTGACTTCAAGCGCCTGAATGGCCGGCGCAACATCATGTTTATGCGCCAGGCTGGCCTGGCTGCTGACGTGACCAGTGAGGCCGATTACACCGCCCTGATCAGCAACGGCTATACGTTCTACGCAGCGTTCGCCACTGCCAACGACCGCTTCCAGTTCCAGACTAATGGCGCAGTTGCCGGCAAATTCCGCTGGGCTGACAACTACATCAACCAGATCTATCTTAACAGCCAGCTCCAACTGGCCCTGATGAACATGCTGATCAGCTACGGTTCGATCCCCTACAACGACGTCGGCAAGGCATACCACCGCGCCGCCGTGATGGACCCCATTAACGAGATGATCAACTTCGGCGGCATTCGCCCGCTGGTTGACCCGGCAGCGCTCAGCCAACAACAGAAGTCGATCATCAATAGCCAGGCTGGCCGCGATGTTGTGCCTGATCTGCTGGCGAAGGGGTACGTGGTTGATATCAAAACCGCTGATGCGCAGACTCGCGGGAATCGGGGCAGCATGCCGTTTACGCTGTGGTACACCGACGGCGGCAGTGTCCAGTCGGTCAACCTCGCATCCGTCAACGTACAATAAGGAGCCACTGACATGACAATGGCACAAAACCCCCGCACCATTACCGCCGCGAACAGTATCGTCCTGTTCTCGACTGAGAACTACTTTTCCAGCCCAATCCAGCTCCAAGGGTTCCAGGCCGATAACGCCTTCGGTTTCGGCGACGCCACCAACGGCGAAACCCGCATCGGCGTTGACGGCCTCCAGTCTGGCGGGTGGGTTAGCCATGAGGTCGCCTTTACGGTGTTCCTTGAGGCCAACTCTGCGTCCCGCATCCAGATGGAGCAGTTCCGCGCCTACTGCAACGCGCAGAAGGAAACCGAGCGCGTCACGTTCGATATCACCATGCCGAGCACTGGCCAGCGCGTGAACGCCTCCGGCTTCATGGTCTCGCACAGCGGCGGCACCAGCGCGCAGAAGCTGCTGGCCGGCACTCAGTACGTGTTCAACCTGGTCATCAACGGTGAGGAAAGCATCTAATGGCGATTCTGACTAAAGAAGTCACGATTGCCGAGGGCAGCGACGAAGGCAAGACCTTCGTCGTTTCCCAGATGCCCCTGCTTCGTGGCGACCGATGGGCTAACCGTGCGGCGCTGGCGCTGATGAAGTCGGGCGTGGACGTTTCTTCGCTGAAGGGTCTGGAAGGCGCGCGGTCTGGCGACTTCACCGGCATGCTGGACATTGCCGAGATTCTGAACGCTGTGCTGAAAGCGCTGGGCGGCATTGAAGAACACGTTGCGCAGGAATTGCTGGACGAGCTGCTGACTGTCGTGAAGCTCAAGCTGCCTGACGGCGCAACACGGCCAATCATCCCGCCAAGCGAGCATGCAGCCGGCGATATCACCAGCATTGCAACCCTGTGGAAACTGCGCATCGAGGCTATCAAGGTGAACCTTGATTTTTTGAAGGCAGGCGTTACCCGGTAATTGAGCAGGACGGGGTGCAGATGCCGCTGAATCAGGCGGCGTTTGCTCGCTGCGTGAACCTGTCGAGCGAGGCGTACTATTGCATGCACCACAAACTTGCAACGTATGCTGAGCTTGACACACAGCTAACGCTAGAAGACGCCTTTAATCTAATCGAGCTACACCACGTATCAACCCACAACGATGGGCTTCTGGAGTCTTTGAAGAATGAGTTCGCATCTAGTCGATAAGCTGGTCATGGAGCTTGAGCTATTGCTGGGCGAGTTCCGTCAACAGACCAAGGAGGCCGAGCGTGAATCAGATAGAGTCAGGGGCTCTCTTGAGAGAACGCGCAGAGAGGCAGAGCAAACATCTAGCAGCTTGGCGTCCGCCGCCTCAAGTATCCGAAAAATCTTCGCAGCGGTCAGCAGCATCATTCTTGAGCGACTAGCCACCAACATCGCCAAAGTAAACGACCAGCTCTATTTCATGCAGCAGCGGCTAGGCCAGTCGGCTCGCAGCATTACCCTAATGAGCAATGCCGCCGCCGCTTTGGGTGGCGATGCTGCTGCGATGCAGAACACCATGAAGGGGCTGAACCAGTCCATCCAGCAGCTTGTCATCATGGGTGACGCCTCTGCCCTGCCGTTCTTCAACGCGCTCGGCGTAGGCGTTACCGATGCACACGGCAAAGTGCGCGACATGAACGCCATCATGCTGGACATGGCCGAGTCGTTCAGCCGCATGGATCGCCGCCAGGGCTACGCGCTTGCGTCCGCCATGGGCATCGATGACGACACGGCCAAGGCGCTCATGCAGGGCCGCGAAGCCATGCAGGCCATGATTGACGCTCAGTCTGTGCTGTACACCAGCACGCAGCAGGAGCTAGCGGCCAGCCGTGAGCTACGCCGTCAACAGGCTCTGCTCGGCGCATACTGGGACGGCATTAAGCTAATGCTTGGTAACGCGATTGTTCCGTTGTTACTCAAGGTTACGCAGGGCGCACAGCGGTTTGTCGATTATCTCATGCGCAATGAGCGCGCCGTTAAGCGGTTTTTCGAGGGGCTGGCATATGTCGTCGGTGCGCTTACCGTCGCGGCGTTTGCTAAGGCGGCGTTGGCAGCCGTGGCACTACTGGCGCCGTTCGCCCCGCTGATCGCCGCCGTCACGTTGCTGTCCGCTGGATTCTTGCTGCTTTATGACGACTACAAAACCTGGGCCGAGGGCGGCAAATCGCTGTTCGACTGGGAAGCCTTCCAGGCATACATAGACGGCACTGAACTGTCGGTCGATAACCTGGCCAACGGGTTCGTTCGCCTGCTAACCGGGTACAACAGCTGGGAGGAAGCGCTAGGCGCATTCCGCAAGTGGCTGGAGCTGAAAGGCTTCCTCGATAACGGAAAGCTGTCCGTGGACTCGCTGGCCGAGGGGTTCCGCAACCTGGGCAGGGATATGCTGGAATCCATGCCGGTATTGCAGGCCATTATTAGCGCCATGAGCAAGATCGCATCGGGCGACATTAGCGGCGCTCTGAGCGATCTTGCAAGCATCCCCAAGGCCGCATTCAAGAACGCCGCAGGGCTGCTAGGTGGCGCCGTGGAGCATGTTGCGGGTGCAGTTGATACGTCAATGGGGCAAGACCCGTCGAAGGGCGGTACGCTGTCGGGTATCGTGCGCGGCGTGCGTGATGCCGTGGGCGGGTTTTTCGGTGGTGGCGGCAGTGACGCAACCAGCGGTGACATTGAGGCCATGCTGGCCGCTCAGGATAAGAAATACGGATGGCCCGAGGGCCTGGCAAAAGCCGTATGGATGCAGGAGACGAGCGGGCGTAAAGAGTTCATCGACAACCCGGCCAAGTACCACTACGAGAAGAACGAAGAAGGAAAGCGCATCGCGCCGCATACCGGCAAGGTGTCAACTGCGTTCGGCCCGTTCGGCATTCTGGAGTCCACTGCGCGCGATCCGGGCTATGGTGTCACGCCGCTGCAAAACAAGTCGCTTGAGGAGCAGATTCGATTTGCCTTCGAGTACCTGGCCGCACTAGAGAAAGAAGCCGGAAGTCTGGCGGGTGGACTTGGCCGATATGGCGAGGGCAGCGGATACGCTAAGAAGGTCGAAAAGCGTCTTGAGGAAGTGCAGACGACAAAAGCGCCTGCTGTTAAAGAAAGCGCGCGCGCCGAGGTAGTAGAACGCAAGAATGCACCAGCGCCGGCGCCTGTGCCGACTACCAAGCCAGAGCCGCGCGAAAGTTTTAACTTGCTCCGATACCTGTCCGATCTCACCAAGATCACGCAGCCAAAAGATCAAACTTCTAACGAAGCGCGAAACTTTACGCGCGGCGCTTCGGTGTCTGCTGGCAGTCGCCAGAATGTCACGGAAGTTCGCAATGACACCAAGGTCGATATCCATCAGCTGAATGTACACACCACTGCTGCTACACTGCCGGCTATTACAACTGAGGCACTTGGAACAGCTATGGACAAGAGCGCAAACATGCTTAACCAGACGGCGAGCGGTTTATGATTCCTGGCATGCCTAACATCCCTAACTTGCCAGCCGGCCCAGGTGGCATTGTTCAGGAAGGTCTTAACTCGCTGATCAGTTTCGGCGGCGCGTTCGCTATCGGGCTGATCTTTGGCGACCGCTGGGGCATATTCAACGAGTTCGGCATTCCCATCCTGCTGGCGGATAACGTCACCTCGGTGGAGTTCCAGAACACGGCCAATGTTGCCAATGCGCCTTTGGAGAAAGGCACGTTCGCCAGCTACAACAAGGTGCAAGACCCGTACACGGCTACCGTTCAGATGACCAAGGGCAGCGGCGGAACGCTTGAGCGTGGGGCGTTCATCGCTCAGCTTGAAGCGCTGTCCCGCTCTACCCTGCTGTTCAACGTGCTGACGCCTGAATACGTTCACCGCAACGCGGCTATCACCGGGTTCGGCTACCGTCGCCTGCCGAACGAAGGTAACAGGATCATCGTGGCGAACATCGAGCTGAAAGAGGTTCGAGAGGTACGGGTGCAATACGAGCAGGAAGAGGTGGCCAACCCCGAGGACTCTCGCACAACTGATGCCGGAGAGGTCGAGAACGAGCCTGGCGAGTCTATTCTGAGCCAGGGCGCGCGCGCTGCTGGCGAGATTGCTACCGGACTGCGTGATAAGGGTCTGGAATTTTTGGATCAGGTGCAGTCGGCTCTAGGCGATATTGAGGTGCAATTTTGATTGAAGTAATCCCACTGCGCGCCGTGCCGAATCAATCGTTAGTCGCTAGGCCGGGCGGCCAGGTGTACGCAATAGATATTGTGACGCGTCGCGGCAGGCTGTATATCACCGTGCGCGTGAACGGCGAGACTATCGCCCGCAATCGCGCCCTGCTGTCCTATGCGCCCATTGAAGGCGACTTGATGCTAGTGGACAACCAAGGCAACGACGATCCGACATATCAGCAACTCGGGCAGCGCTTCCTGCTGACGTACTGGCCTCCTGCCGATGAATAAGAAGGTAATCCGCGCCACCATCACGCTGGTTGGCGACACGTTCGACGAGAGCGGAACGAACGTATTGACCGCCGAGGGGCTGCGCGTCTCTACCGTAGTGCGTTTCGGTGGTGGCGCCATCATGCCGAGTGCTGAGGTGACTATCTACGGCCTGTCGCTCTCGACTATGCACAAACTCATGCGTATCCGCTGGCAAGACCTGAATAGCATGCTTAACCGCATCCGCATCGAGGCCGGCGAGCAAGGGCAGCCGCTGATTCAGGTGTTCGAGGGCAACATTACGTTCGCCTATATCGACACCAGCAACGCGCCTGAGATTGCGCTGCGCATCTCGAGCATGGCGGGGATTTTGGAGGCGTACCGGCCAGCAAGCCAGCTGGCGTTTCCAGGGGAGACGCCAGTGGTGCGGGCCATCGCTGATATATGCGAGCGCATGGGCTACATATTTGAGAACAACGGCGTGCCTGAGTCGCTAACGATGCAGAACGTCACGCTGGTTGACACGGACATGAACAAGATTCGCAAGCTGTGCAGGGATTACCAGATTGACCTGTACGTTGAGCACGGGCTGATCGCCATTGCACCACAGGGCGCACCGAGGGCGCTGCGCATTCCAGTTCTGACGCCGAAGACCGGCCTTCTCGGTTATCCTGTGCCGACGATCCAGGGCGTTGACGTGCGCTGCCTGTGGGACCCGATGATCAGGTTTGGCGGTATCATCCGTATTGCCGATTCTCTGATGGAAACTACTAACGGCGACTGGCGAGCGTTCGGCGTGACCACAACTCTTGAGTCTGAGCTGCCAGGCGGCGCATGGTTCATGGATATCCAGGCTACTTTCAGAGGTGCAAACGATGCCGCCATCAGCAGAGCGTAGGCCGTTTACGCCCGAGCAGTCAGTCCCTGGGCCGATGCAGCAGGAGGCCATTATTGCCCGGCTGATTGGTCGCGTGTTTACGCATAGCGTTGTGCGCGTGGTCGCTGTTGATCCAGGCGTTACCGGCCCGGTCGGCTTTGTGGACGTTGTAGACCTGGTGCAGCAACTGGACGCCAGCAATAACGGAATACCAAACGAAACGCTGTACAAGCTGCCGTATTTCCGCCTGCAAGGTGGCCACAACGCCATAATTATTGACCCGAAAGTTGGCGACATAGGTATGGCATCGTTCGCCATGCGCGACATAACCAGCGTGAAGAAAGACAAGGTGGAAGGCCCCCCGCCCTCGCGCCGTGAGTACGATGTTTCGGACGGCCTATATATCGGCGGCTTCCTGAATGGCGCCCCGGTTCAGTTCATCGAGTTCTTGGAGTCGGGCATCAACATAACTTCGACCGGCACCGTTACAGTCAATGGCACACTGTTGCAGGTTAACTGCCCGATCCGCGCTACTGGGGATATTACCGATAACGTGAGCACTCAGAACTTGAGTATGGCCGGCACACGCGCTGTGTATAATGGGCACAATCACGGCAGTGGCCCGACACCGAATCAGGAAATGTAATGGCTACGACACTGTTTCTTATGCCCACCACCTGGGACTTGACGCTAGACGCAGACGGCAACATCGCCGTGGCGACTGATATATACCAGCAGGCTCAGGACATATCGACGGCATGCCGGACTTTCACGGGTGATCTGTATTATGATACGGCGACCGGGATTCCTTACGACACCGAGATTCTAGGCGGAACCGGGTTTCCCCTGGCGCTGTACAAGATGTATTTAGAGGACGCCGCCAAATCAATCGGCGGCGTTGTTTCGGCGCAAGCTGCAATCAGAACAAATGACCGGCGCAACGTAATAGGCGCTATCATCTTCACGAACGAAGAAAACCAGACGGGCCAGATTAGTCTATGACAATCCCGAACATTCAGTTTACGGCACAGGGCATCGATGCGCCGACACGCGAAGCGGTGACGAATGGCCTGTGGGCGCTCATGCGTCAGGCGTTCGGGCCGAATATCACCGAGGACTCACGCACGCCGCAAGGCCAGCTAGTCACGTCGCTGACTGCCGTTATCACTGACCGGGATTCTCAGTTTATCGAGCTGGCAAACAACTTCGATCCGCGCTATTCGTTCGGCAAGTTTCAGGATGCGCTTGGCGCGATCTATTTCCTGAGCCGTTCGCAAGCAACGCGCTCAGTTGTCACGCTTGCTTTCACGGGATTGGCTGGCAGCATCGTACCTGTTGGCGCTAAGGTTCAAGATGGCAACGGCAATATATGGGAAACTACGCAGATGGGCACCGTTGACGTGCCAACCGGAACCGTTACGGTTAGCGCGCGCGCTCAAGTCCCAGGCCCTATTCAGGCTGCTACCGGCACGATTAACAATCTGCTGGACACGCTACCAGGCATCGACCGGGCAGAGAACCTAGTCCCGGCAGTACCTGGCAGCAATGAAGAATCCCGCTCCGACTTCGAGCTGCGCCGCGCGGACTCGGTGGCTGCTAATAGCAGGCTGACAAACAGCGCGGTGTTCGGCGCAGTGTTTGATCTGCCAGACGTTATTGACGTTCGCGTGATTGATAACCCGTCTGACGCTGCAATCACTGTTGGCGCGACCAACTACCCAATGATCCGCAACAGCCTGCTAGTTTCAGTGGTCGGTGGCGATGATTACCAGATCGCCGGCAAGATCATGGCTAAGGGAGGAACCGGCTGCGCGTTCGTCGGCAACACTGAAGTGCTGTGGAAAGACACCGATAACTATGACGACGGATTCCCGCCTGAATACCTGGTGAAGTTCCTGCGCCCTACTATCGTTCCGCTGTACTTTGATATCCGCGTTGCTGACTTCAACTCAGTATCTGGCCCGCAAATCACCGCCGCACGCCAGAGCATTGCTAACCAGCTAGCATCCGGCCCACGTCGCACGCGCATTGGCGGAACAGTTGTGGCGTCGTCGTTCGGACGCGGACTAGACTCAGCGCTTGGCGTTGTTGAAATCAAAGTCTCAACAGACGGCGCTACCTGGCTTAGTCTGATAGAATTTGGCATCGACCAGTTCCCGTCCACTGCTGCAAACTTGATTACGGTTAGTCAGTATGTCGCCGCTCCTTAAATCGACCATCATGTCGCAATACGCAAACAGTCCCGTGCTGTTGCGTTTGATTGAGGATATTGGCGACCGTATCGATCCGACTGCCGATATTGAGCAGTTTTACAACATTGTGATGAACTTGCATACGGCTCAAGGTTTCGGCCTTGATATATGGGGCCGCATTGTCGGTATATCTCGGCGCGTATCCATTGCCGACCCGGAAGGCGAATACTTCGGGTTTTCTGACGGATTTTATCCGTTCAATCAGCGGCCTTTTTTCTCGCCAACTCAGAACGCATACGAGCTGCCGGATAATGTTTATCGTGGCCTGATTTTTATTAAGGCAACCGTAAACATCATCAATGCCACCGCGCCAAATATTAACCGGTTGATGAAAGCTGCTTTTAACGGCAAGAAGTGCTATTTTCTCATCACTGGGCACATGAAGGCGCGCTATGTTTTCGAGTTCGCGCTGACTCCATTTGAGCGATTCCTTGTTTACAATACGGATATATTGCCTCGCCCGTGCGGCGTTCAAATTGAAGTTATAGACGCAATACCGCCAGAGACTTTCGGATTCACTGGCACTGGCTTCCAACCTTTCAACCAAGGGACATTCTATGGCGGACTATAAGATTCTCACTATTCCGTTTGCGCGCGACGCCGTGCCGGATATGGTGAACGATATCCCTGAAACTCCGAGCCCTTCAGAGCCTCAGCTGGCGTCGTATCGCCAAGGGTTCCCGGTTATCACGACCATCCCGCTGGTGGCAGGTGGCCTTCCGCCTGAAGGCCAAGACTTCAACGGTATCTTGCGCGATATCACCCAGCACATCGTTCATCAGAACCAGGGGGGTATGTACAAGTTCGCACCTGAAGTTGTAGCTGCTGGCGGTTATGCCAAGGGCGCCGTTCTGGCATCCAATGACGATCTTTCGCTGTGGGTGTCGCTGCAAAACAACAACGTGCAGGACTTCAACACCGGCACGCCTACCCAGTGGGCGCGGATTGCGTTTAGCGGGCTGGATGCGCTGCTAAATACAAAGGCGGACAAGGCTGTTTCTATCAATGCTGGCACCGGCCTGACTGGCGGCGGCAACTTGAGCGCAAACCGTACTTTGTCCGTCAACTACGGAACCACTGAGGGTACTGCTGCTCAGGGCAATGATAGTAGGTTGAGTGACGCACGCGAATGGTCTGCTGAAACTGTATCACAGGCAGAAGCTGAGGCAGGTACTGCAACCACCCGCCGGGCGTGGACAGCAGAGCGTGTGCGGCAGGCTATTGTTGCGTGGTGGAATGGCGTTAGTAGTGCGTGGGGTAGGGGCTTTGTGGCGTCTGCTGATGCCGCAGCTGGCCGTACTGCACTGGAATTGGGTAATGCTGCTACGGCGAATGTGACTACCAGTGCAACGGATACAACCGCCGGTAGGTTATTAAAAGTTGGTGATTTTGGGCTTGGGGGGCCGGTTTTTCACCCGACCGACTGGAACACAACTATGTCCAGTGGTATTTACAGCTCAGGTGGTAATCCATCAACGGGCATTATTCCTTATGATCCCCCGTTCGGCTCAACATTAGTAATGCGGTATATGGAGGGGGGTTCTCCAGTTTTAACGGCAAAACTGCATATTAGATATGATGCTGTAGAGCCTAGAGCATATATTCAGAGTGGAAACCAAGCCCCTTGGCGAGAACTCTACCACACCGGCAACCTGTCTATCGTGCAGACAACCGGCCAATCCGCCGCATCAATTATGAGCCAGAAGGCGGTGACTGATGCGCTTTCTGGATTTGTTCTTGCCACGCAAGCCGAGGCAGAAGCGGGAACCGATAACTCAAAGTACATGTCGCCGCTTCGGGTTTTTCAATCACTGCGCTCGGCTGCGGCACTCGCCACGGAAACGCTACGCGGCGTGCTCCGCGTAGGCACTCAAGCAGAGGTGGAAGCGGGAGATCTGGACGACGTGGCGGTCACCCCGAAAAAGCTGCGCTTCGGTGTTTCCTATCTGATCGCGGCCAATGGGTACTTGGCCTTTCCGAAGTGGCTCGGCGGGCTCGTCATTCAATGGGCAAACGTGCAGGTCTATACGAATGGGTCCAGCGGCGGAACGTCCTATCTGACACTCCCAATGGCATTCCCTGGCGAGTTTTTTGGCGCGTTGGCGATCAAGAAGAACACCCCCGCGGTCAATGGGGCGGAAACAGTTCAGGCCGCGCCTTACACGCTCAGCCAGGTGGCAATTAGCCTTGACTCTGCGTCGGGCCAAGAGGGCGCTGGAAATCGGGACATCTTTTACATCGGGCTAGGGAAATGACTATGAAATTCTTCTTCTGTGCCGAAACCCTCGGCTTGTATCCGGGCGCCCCTTATGGCGATGCACTCGGCAAACCCGTTGTCGAGATCACCCCCGCCCGCTACCTGGAGCTGGCAGGCCAGCAACTCGCCGCCGATGAAAACGGCAACCCAGTGCTGGCCAGCGCCGTCTACGCGCCAACCGAGGCGGACCTATGCGTCCGTATCGACAGCGCAGCAGATCGAGCCCGCCGCGCCGTAGCAGGCGACCCCCTGCGCGCTGTTGAATACGACCGAGCCCGTGTGGCTGCCGAGCAGTTCGCCGCCGCCGGCTACGAGGGCGAAGTGCCTGCCATGGTCGCGGCCTGGGCCATCAACGGGCGCACGCCGCAGCAAGCGGCAGACAGCATCCTCGCCGAGGCAGCGGCCTACACCCACGCCCTGGAGCTGCTGCGCACCACACGCCTTGCCGCGAAGGAGCAAATCCGCGCGCTGATGGGCGCCAACCAGGTCGAACAGGCCCAGCAGGTAGCAGACCAGACCATCGCCGCGATCGAGGCCGCCGTCGCCGGCATTGGGAATAACGCCTAATGGTCGCCCTGGCCTTGTACAAAGGGCGCGGCCAGCTGGGCAACGCCTTCATCCGCTGGTGGACTGGCTCGCAGTATTCGCACTGTGAGTTGGTCGTGGGTGACTGGTGCTATTCCAGCTCCATGATGGACAAGGGTGTGCGCCGCAAGTACATCGACACCGATAGCGGGCACTGGGATCTGATCCCGCTGCCCTTCGCTGATGGCGAGCGCATCCGTGACTACTTCGAGCGAACCGATCACCACCGCTACGGATGGCTTGGCCTGATACGCTCGCAGTTGTTCAACCGCAACAGGAATACGCACGGTGCGCAGTTTTGCAGCGAGTGGTGCGCGAACGCGCTGGGTCTGCCGAACGCGCCGAGTTATAGCCCGGCTTCGCTGGGCAGGCTGGTGCAATACATTAACGAGGTCAAAAAATGATCTACGCAAAATGGCTCGCCTTGTCGTTGCTGGATTGGCTGCTGCTACTGACCGTCCCCGTGGCTGCTCCAATAATCGCGGCAATCTACCGCGAGCAACCTTATGGTCTAGCCCCGTATTCATGGGGCTGGATATGGGGCACCTACGACAACCCGCCGCAGGGGGACGAGGGTTTTGTTCGCAAACGGGCGCCGTTCCCCGGCTATACCACCGGCTGGCGAGGATATCTAAACCGCTGCATGTGGATGATCCGTAACCCGCTGTATGGGTATGCGCGCAAGGCTGCTGTCGATTATTCGCCATCGCTTGTGGTGACGCACAAAGGGCGCGAGGATATCAGTGACAAATACAAGCGCCCCGGCTGGTACTTCGCTCAAGCCGTAGACCTGGCGGGCCGTACCGTGGCGTTTGAGTTCTATTGCGTGCTGCCCTGGGGCTTCGGTCGCTGCTTGCGCGCACGCCTAGGCTGGAAGATCATGACCGACAAATTCCAGCGGTACGGATTCGCGCAACTGGTGAACACATTCAACCCATTCGACGGATACGGCGACGACTAAGGGCAGGGCATGGCAGACGATATGAGCAGCATTCCGCCGCGCGTGGGAAGCCTGGAAATGGAAGTTCACACAGTCAAGCACCGGATAACGATGCTTGAGGATACCCATCGTGAAATTCCGCATAGGGTGACGAAAGTAGAGATTGCTGTAGAGCGTCTGCCAGCCATCGATAAGCGCCTGGAGCAGCTTGAGGATCAGGTGGCCAAGGGGTTTAACAAAGTATTGGGCGCAGTTGGTGGTGCCGGCTTCATACTTGGCATGATCGAGTACGGGCCTAAGCTGCTGAAAATTTTAGGGGGTAGCTGATGCAGATGGCGGGGTGGATCGTCGCGGTAGCATTGGCTTTGGTTAAGGATAGCGAACGCGCAGCCGTGGCGAATGAATGCCGGCAGGGTGGGGCGTTTGTCAGCAAGCGGACAGGTTTTGAATGCGAGGTTAAGCGATGAACATTGAACGAGCGCTGGAAATACTGCTTAGGCATGAAGGCGGATATGTTGACCACAGTTCCGACCCGGGCGGCGCAACGAATCACGGCATCACTGAGCGCGTGGCCCGCAAGCACGGCTACACAGGACACATGCGCGACCTGCCGCTGAGTATGGCCATAACGATCTACCGCAAAGACTACTGGGACGCCATTCGTGCCGACTCGCTGCCGGACGCTATCAGGTTCCACGTGTTTGACGCGGCAGTGAATAGCGGCGTAACTCAGGCAATCAAGTGGTTGCAGCGCGCTGGCGGGGCTGTAGAGGATGGCATCATCGGGCCGCGCACTATTGCCGCTGCCGCACGGGTGACGCCGGCGAAGTACAGCGCTATCCGTCTGCGGTTCATGACCGGGCTGCCGACCTGGGGCGCGTTCGGGCGCGGATGGGCGCGTCGCATTGCCGACAACTTGGAAATCGAATCATGAGCATCATAGCCGCCGCAACCGCCCTGCTGCCTACCCTGACCGGCATCCTCGACAAGGTAATCCCAGACCCCGAGGCGCGCGCCAAGGCACAGCTTGACCTTCTGCGATTGCAGCAGGAAGGCCAGTTCAAAGAGCTGGACGCACAGCTACAGGTCAACCTGGCACAGGCCGAGATTAACAAGATCGAAGCCGCCAGCCAGTCGGGGTATCAGGCGGGCTGGCGACCACTGGCCGGGTACGTGTGCGTGGCGGGGCTGGCCTATGAGTTCCTGTTGCGTCCGCTTCTGCCGTGGGCGTTGAACGTGTATGGCGCTGATGCACCGGCCCTGCCGTCGCTCGATGGCGTGCTGTTTGAGCTGATGTTCGGCATGCTAGGCCTGGGTACGCTTCGCACGGCTGACCGCTGGAAGCGGATGAATGCGCTCAGCAAGTAGCGCCCCGCTTCCATCCGTGCCATACTAACCGCACTCCTAGTGGTACTTCGCCCGTCTTCGTGACGGGCTTTTTTATGCCAGTTCGCCACTCCCAGCCACCTGCCGAACCGCCAGCACATACCACGCCGGCGCTTCGTCTGTAGACTCATAATTCTGGATCGTGCGCCTGCTGAGCTGCAAAAGGGCAGCTAGCTGGCGCTGTGTTAGGCCGGTTTGGTGGCGTAGGGTGCGGATGGTCATCGGATCACCGGGCGGCGCGCATAAATAAAGCTCTTAAGATAACGTGCGCGATTCATTTCTTTCGCTGCCATTTCTCTCGCACGGTCTGCGGCGATGTTTTGGCCTGCGCGATCAGCTGCACGAGAAAAACGCATCTTGCGACGGGCGCTTTCTACGCAGGCGGCCATTTCTTCCTTCTGTTTCCAAAATGCAGCAGCCATATCTTTTCCCCTAGTGATTCCCAGTTTCTCCGGGCTTGGCGTCACTATAGGCGCAGTTGTTGCGCCTGTAAACACCCTTACGATATTTTTTATTCGACGACTGCACCCGGCCAAATCGACCGCGCCACCTCTAGCGCGTCCTCGGTGTCTTCCATCAAGATCATGATGAACGGCGCGCGACCCGGTATTAGGACGCGCCAGATTCTTTTATTCATTGAGCCACCTGCCCCACTGATCGCCCATTGCGGCGGCAATGCCTGGATATGTGGCGCTTCTTTCTAGCCAGCGATCAGCGCCAGGGATGAGTCGGTTCTGGCCGCTGTCCGTCTGGTTTGCCCAGCGCGGTCGCCCATTAACCATGCGCGGCTCGGCGTATCGCGTAGGCTTCAGTAGCGGGACACCATCGCTCAACCATAATCCGGTTGCCTTGCTGGCGTCGTCGCCGAATTGGTACGGCTGGACGATCTGCGACGGTTTGCGGATCGCCTTACTTACGAATGACTTGCCTGGGTTCTCGATTGCTACCGGGAAAGGCAACGCCAGCAACTTGCGGAAGTTATCCAGCGCTTCGTCACGGGCTGCACGGCGCTCGGCACCCACTAGGGTTCCGGGCTTGACCTTTTGATGATATGGCCCGTCTGTAAAAGCCCAAGCTGCTGAGCAAGTCAGATAAGTACACATAGGATGAAGAACAGCAAAGTCCCATCTATCCGAAAGCATATCCCAAACGTCTCCCAGGTAGTGAAACAGCGCATTATCACGCGACGGCAGCAAGTCGCACGTCCACACTTCATGACCATGCGCTTCAAACGCCTTGCGCGTCAGCGGGCACGCGCTGTATCCAATCAATACTTTACTCACTCTGCCACCCATTCCCCTTCGGCGGCACAGGCTTACGCCGCACAAACTCTACCGTCTCACCCCGGGCGCGCAGCCATGCCGTCAACGGCTGCGGCGTGCTCCAGCCTATCGCCCTGGCCACCTCTGATTTTGTCATACGCCTGGCCATGCTGCGTATTGCAGTTGCTGCCGGCACGCCATGGCGCGCTTCGTATCTTGCCGCTATGCCAGTCGGCTTGCTCAGCTTGGCGCGCCTGATCCGCTCGATTCGCTCAGCGCTGTGCGGCCCGCGCTCGCGCTGGACGTTGCACTTGCCATGCGCCGGCCATTCGATCACTACGCCGTGTCGCTTGATAAGTCGGCGAAACGATGACGGCGAGCTATAGCCAAGAATGCCGGCAGTGGTGTCACAGCCGTAACCGTCTGCCGCGTAGCCGCGCACGACTTCCCAGAAGGGTTCGCCGTATTCCTGTTCTACCTGCTCTATGATGGTCATGCTGGCACCCGCTCCGGCACGGCCTCAGCCCGCTGGCAATGCCCGCACTGCCACGTCCACACGCCATCCATAGCGACCAGCTCCATCGGCTGATAGTGGCACTTCGGCGGCTCCACTACGCGCCCGAGCGCCGCCAGAACCGGAACGCCCGGATGAATGTCGAGCGCATCCGTCACGCGCTGCACGATGTTGACGGCGCACTGCAACACGGCCTGGTCGCTCTCCATCCTGGAAAGCGCCTTAACCTTCGGCTGGTGCTCCATGCAGACCTTGAAGCGCACGTCCTTGGCTAGCTGGCGGATGGCGGCGGCTGTGCCGTGGAATTTCAGCGACAAGGCCAGCATCAGCGTCAGGTCGATAGCGTTGTATTGCATCGAGGTGGTGCGCTGGAGCCAGCGGGGGAGGGTTATGGGGTTGGGCATGGTTAGGTGTCCTGGTGGTATGTAGCGAGGGCGCTTTGCGATTTCGCTGACCATCTCTACAGAATGGATTGGCATATCGCGCTCGTCTTCGATAAAGGCGTCCGCACGCATCTCGATCTTCTCCAGCGCCTCCACCAGCGCCCGCAAGTCCGGGCCTGACTGCGGGGTGGTGCTGAACACCTGCTGATTTGCCGGAATATTCTCGCGCATCTTCATGCCGGCCAGCACAGTGCTCAGCGGGCATCCGCGCTTGATCTTGGTTGCGGGAGGAAGCATCACGTCGCACGGAATGCGCTGTTCCAGCAATCCCCGCGTCGCCTCAAGCTGGGTGCGCAGCTCGTAACCCTGCTGCATCAGCCTGGGCATTCCCTCTTCGACTGTGCGCTTCAGGCGCCCATTCTCAGCCCGCAGCGCCTCGGCCTCTGCGCGCATGGCGTCGTAGTCGGTTGCAAGCACTAAAACCACGCCTTGCTGGATTTCTAGGTATGCAGCAGCGATTGGCCCAACTGTAATTCGTCTTGCGTCGGTCATAGTCAATCCTCTTGCGGCCAGGCGCCCCAGCCCCATGCTTGTTTGTCCTCAGTTGGATGCTTGTCGGTACGAGGTCTGCTCGGGCAATCCCAACTGCGACCCTTGACCATCCACAGCATCTTCCATCCGGCAGCACGAAGACTCGCGCCGGATTCCGATGCCAAAATGTATGTAAGACCACGCCGAAAGCCTTTCGCTTCTGCTGCGCGCTTGCTCGCCGCGTACAGGATGCTGCACGCGTTCTGAGTGCCGTCAGTGCAAAGGCGAGTGACCTCACACGTCAGGCCATCATCCAGTGCGCGGGCCACAGGCCTTCCAACGCATGCGACTCCGACCAAAACCCCATCGTCGTTGTGCACGGCGTGGCGCCATAGCTCTCCGACCGGTGCGCCGTGGTGCCGATGCTTTTCCTTGATGTATGCGTGGGCCTGATCGCGTGTTATTGGGCGTAATTCAAGACGCATCACACCTCTCCTTCTTCGGTGGCAGCGGCGGGGCGTTGTTCCCGCTTCGCGAATTTCAGAATATCGATTTTCATGCCTATGTCGTCGAGCGCCTGGCCTTCGGCGAGAACTTCGCCTCGTTCAGAAACAATGACGCGCGTTCGCCAGCCATTCGGGTGCTCAATGAACCAAGCATGCGCAGCCAGAACAGTTCCGGCAGCGTCTGGATTTCTTGCGTACTCAGTAGTGGCGCTGTCCTTCCACCACCTGATGCCGAGTTCGTTTACAAAATCCGGCTCCGTATCGAAAGGCGGCCTCATGCCTCACCCCCATTGAGAAGGGCGTAAAGGCGCCGCTCGGCCTGCACCCTTGTGTCATGATCTTGGCTCACCAGATCAGCCAGCAACTCCCTCGGCACGCTCACATGCGCGGACTGCTGGGCCTCGAAACCGTTGTACCACTTGCCGCCTTCCTTGAAATCGTCAGGCCAGCAGTGCTCGCAGTATTCGTTGTGGTCGCACTTGCAGTGAGTCAGGTCGCGTGCGCCCCATGCCGCCTGCTTCGCCACCTTGTACGAATGCTCGCAGCAGAACTCAGCCTTAACCGGCTCTGCGCTGGATAGCAGGGCGTCGATGCTTTCCAGTAGCGCGGGAAAAACTTTGCTACATCGTAGGCTGTCAGCGGTTTCCCGCAGCACCGCGTCGCGCTTGGCCACCTTGGCATTCAGAACTATGTGCGAATGAAGCGCGTCTTGATAGAACTCCTCCTTCACATCTAGCGCATGCCGCAAAGCACTTTTCTCACGCTCAGCCGCATCGAGCCGGGATTGCAGGGCGTCGTAGTCTGTTGCTTTCACATACTCGCTATGCTCAGGGCCATTTTTGAAAATCCAACGATTTACTTCTTGCTCACTCATTGCTGTTCTCCTGTGCGCTGGATACGTATTCCCGCAGCAACTTCATCTTGCATGCCTGGCAGACAATGCCGCTGCTCGCCTGATAGGGGATATCCAGAGCCATGACGGCAACCGCATATCCCGGCCCAACATCTCGGCCATCTCCTGGTGTTACCTGAATGCGAATCTCGCCGTCGGCTGATCCGCACTCTTTCCCGCACAGATCGCACGTCACCACGGTTACGGTTTTAGTTGTAATGCCCATCACTCACCCTCCCGCTCACGTTTCGCTAGGAGGGCGCTAGCAGCCTCAACTGTTCTGTCGATTGAGGCTTGGCGCTTTGGCTTGTGGCTGGCGTAGGCCGCTCGGTGATGTTCTGCTGCATCAATGGCAAGATCGCGCAGGTCTTCCAGCAACTCCACCGGCACCCGCACCTCCCCGGCATCGCGGGCGGCGAGCTGGGCCAGTTCTTCGCGGTGCTCCCGACTGGACTGCTCGTTTCCGTCGAATCGCTTCTGTATTTCTGCCGCCATCAGCCGCTTGTGCTGGGCGACGGTCATGAGGGGTTCGGTTTCCCACAGTGACTTACGCTCTACGCCGGCCTGCCATTTCTCCTGCTCGCTATGGCGGTAGCGCCACGCCACCACCTCCACCTCTTCCTGAGCCGATCCAGCAGCCGGCAGGGAAGGGGCTTCATCAGGCCGCTCAAACACGCGATTCAGCACGTCGGACAGCACTGCATAGGCGTCGGCGCAACTGGCAAAACGTGCAGCGGCTTCGCTCTGTTCACCCGCAGCGATGGTCCAGATGTCGCCGTCCAGGCTGTCAGCGTCATCGCGGAATAATCCGGCTGCGATCAGCTGCACCAGGGCGGGCTTGGCTTCGCGGTAATCGTCGGTGCTGGCAGTGAATGGGCATCCGTTGTCGCCCGCCAGCGCTTCAAGCAGGCGAACCCATACGAACTCAGGCGTGGGCGCCTGCTCAGCCTTGACGGTTGGGGCGGCCAGCAAATTAGCCAGCAGCTCAGGCGCGATCAGTTCAGCGCTCATATCGTGAAAGCAGCGGACACTCTCCAGCGCATCGGCTATTTGCTCAGCTGTCGGGATTGGCATGTAGCCATCCGGCACACCCACCGGCAGGCTGGCGCGGGTTTTCCACACAATCCAGGCGTTATTCACGTAGCGATCAACGTAATCGCCATGCTGCTCCCGCTCAAAATTGGCCGTATACGGCCCCATGAGTCGGCTAAACGATCTCTCAAACGCCGCCCGCTCCTGATCCATCTTCTGCTGTTCGCTCATCTTCCCCTCCAAGGGCACTTATCTGAGTTGTGATCGTCTCGACCGCAATAGCAGCAGCCGGTTATGCGAAATATGCCCACAATATAGCGCATACGATGATGCCTCCCGTTACGATCAACTCGACGGGGCGCACGATATCAAGACCGCCGATCATGCGCTCGCCATAGCGGCGTTGGTTGCTGATGTGCTGCTCAACCTGTGCGCGGTTTGCTTTGGTTGCTTGTTTCATCTGCTGCACCTCGAATAAGGGCAGCGCCTGGTTATCATGGATGGCCGCTGTGCAACCGTGTTTCCGATGATAGAGCCAGTTCACTGGGAAGGGTGTGGCCGCTGGGCAGTCACGGGGTTAATATAAGTTATAAATTGTGGTATGGCAAGAGGCTAATCAGATAAGGCTTTCCTGGGTCATTTGCTCGCCTTGATCAAAACGATCAGCGGCAAGCTCAAGATTGATTCGCGCCTGCTTGAAATAGCTGTCTTTCAGCTCGATACCGATAGCTTTACGGCCCATGCTAACCGGGCTGTAAACCTCGCTACCAACGCCCATAAACGGCGTTAGAACAGTCTCGCCCTTGTTGCTGTACATGTAGACCAGCCGGTCGATAACGTCGAGTTGCAGCGGGTGGACGTGCTTTTCGTCGTCATCCTCTTTGCTGTCACGGAAAGGCAGGACGTTGTCGATACGAATGTCGTCCCAGAACGCATCGGCATAACGACGCCAGGTGTAGTGGCTCAGCTTGTTGGTTTTCGGGTCTTTGTGGTTGGCATACTTGGTATTCAGGTACTCCCACAACTGTTCGCAGGTATCCATGTGCGGGTTATCTTCTGAGTTGTTCCACGCCTCCAGAAAGTGCGGGAGGATGGGCTGCTCGCCAAAGTACGGAAACTCAGTAAGGCCAAAGTCATGAGTGACTGGCACCTCGGTGTCGCCCTTGCGGGTGAAGATCAGCACATAGTCAGGCATAGCAGAGAAACACTTGGTCATATCCTCTACCACCAGCTTGTGCATCAAGCTCTTCACCATCGTGCGCATGCGCACCTTCAGCGGCTCCTTGCGGATACCTTGACGGCAACGGAACTGAAACCCGTGTTTCTGGTGGATCTTGATAATCTCCCCAGGGAAGTCCCACAGGTTACAGTCGTTGTCGAAAACATCGGTGCAATGCACGGCAGTGATTCGGCCAGGCTTGGTAATCCGCGCAATCTCTTTAACCATGAACTCGTACTGAATCAGGAACTGTTCCCGAGTCTCGCAGTTGCTCATGTCGCGGTGGTCGCTGCTGTATTGGTACAGGCCGCAAAATGGCGGGCTATAAATCGACAGATCAACCGAGTTGTCTGGAATGGTCGGCAATACCGCCATGTTGTCGCCGTTGTAGATGCTGTAGCTTTCGGTGTGGATTTGATCTTTGACCATGATGATTCCCTCAGATGAATTTAGGCAGCTGGATTGCTTTGTCGTGACCTTTTACGGTCATGCTGAAATCGCGGTTAGCGTTTGCCACTAGGTTCCCGTATAGCTCGATTGCCTTCTGTGTTTTCTGCTGTAGCGCCTCCATAACGCGCTCCTGGCCGTCGCTGATAACCAGATCACAGGTTACCGGGTGCTTTTGCCCGAAACGCCAGAATCGGCGAACAGCTTGGTAATACTGCTCATAGCTCCAGGTCGGGAAATATACGGTGTGCTGGCAGTGCTGCCAGTTCAGACCCATCGAGGTCATTCTGGCCTTAGTGATAAGGCGCTCGATGTTACCCCTGGCGAAATCGACAAGGATCGACTCTTTTTTGTCGATTGTCATGCCTCCAATGATCTCGACGGCATCCTTGTCCATTGATGCCAGCAGTGCACTCTCTTCGTTCAGGTTGCACCAGTAGACCGAGGTCTTACCCGATGCCAACTGGTACGCCTTTTCGCAGCGCTCAGTCACGGTTAGCTTCTGTTCCTCGCGCACCTCGGTCATGGTTTTAGCCGGCATGGCGAACAGAGAAGCCTGTCCGCCGATAGACCACTGTTTGTCGTTGTGTACCACATGGCTGTTAGTGTGCAGCGGCGGTAGCTCATAGCCCTTGTCGGAGAACCCAAGGTCTGACGGCTTCTTGACCATGATCGACCACTGATTCACCCACGCAAAAAAGTCCTTTTCTGCGTGAGGCTTCAGGTAGAACTTTTCACCGATGTTGCGGTTGTTGCTGTCCACGCTGTTCTGGTTGCTACGGAAAAACTTCCCGAGCATGTCCATATAGCCCATATAACCGAGCGCCTCCGAGCTGTTGCCAAGCTCGATAAAGTCGTTTGGCGAAGGCGTTGCGGTGGACAGGAAGCGGTAAGGCACCTTTTTGATAAACGCCACGATGGCGTCACGGGTTTTACCGGCAAAGTTTTTCAGTATGCTTGACTCGTCCAGCATGACGCACTCGAAGTCATCCGGGCAAAGTAGGTGCAGGCGCTCATAGTTACAGACGACGATCTTTTTCGAGAAAGTGCCGTCCTTGCTGTGTTCAATGTCGTCAATCCCGATTCGCTCGGCTTCGTCGATAAACTGGAATGCAACAGCAAGCGGCGTCAGAATCAGCACGCGCTTGTTTGTCACGCGGATGATGTTCTCTGCTACGGCCAGTTGTTGCAGTGTCTTGCCCAGGCCGGTATCAGCGAAGATCCCGACGCGCCCCTTGCGCACAGCCTTGGCAATGATGAACTCCTGAAAGTCGAACGCACCTTCAGGCATCCATACCGGCTCAAAACCAAAGTTGCCAATCGTGTGGCGCTTTGATTCTAGAAACTCCTGATAATCCATTAACCCCTCCAACTCTCAAAATACCGCACCTTCTGTATGGTGCGATGGTGAACTCCATATACCTCAGCCTGCTGTTTCATTGTCAGGCCGCGTCTGTTTACTCGTATTTCCTCGACCTGGCTGGCGGTCAGCTTTGGCCGTCGATGGGGTTGGTGTGCGGCGGGCATAGTTGATCAACTCTCAGCAATTGGCGTTGTGGCGTTCAATCTCGCGGTTCATCGCTTCGCAGACTTTGCGGGCACGATTCTCGTTGGTTCCGAATTTAGCGATCACCTCACCCTGCACACCGAGAATTACAAACTCGCCGTTGCGAATGTTGACGCCAGATTTCGGGGTTTTCATGTTGTGCTTGATCATTTCCGCTGCCCTCCAGGGCGTTGTTCGTTTCGATGGCTTAACTATATCCAAAAAATAACGACGTGACAAGTCACAAAACGTGATTTTCAATCAACCACGTCAACGCCTCACCCTTCCATTGTTTCCCGGTGAAACCCTGCGCCCTGGCGATTTCCTCCAGCTTGCGCATGGTCGCGCCGTAGACGATGAACTGGATGCGTCCACCGCCCAGCTTGGCCAGCGCTTCAGCCTCCTGCTTGCGCTGCTTGGCTTTGCGTTCTGAGTCGGTCATGGGCATGGGGTCAGCTCCAGATCGCGATCATTCCATCCGGCCAGCCACCAGTGGCGCAGCTCCCAGTTAAGCGTGGCAGGCGGTATCTTGTTGCCGCCCTGTTCGCGGCGTTCGCGGCCTTGGTGGTAGGCGCGGGGTTCGTTGGGTTTCATGGGTTGCGCTCCATGGCGGTGTCGATGGCGGCGTCGATGTCATCTCCAGACCACGGGATAAGCTCCCAAGAGCCCACCTCGGCAATTGTGAGAGATCCACTCATTCCGCATTGCTCGCGAAGCCACCTGTACCGCGCCGCATCAGCCTCTGCCGCTCTCAGGCGGGCGATAAGGCCGCGAAGCGGCCCGGCATGAATCTTTAGTGTTGACCCGCCAAATGACAAAAACCGCTCAATCTCCGCCAACTGCTCGTCTGTAATGCTGGTGACTGGGCTTTTCATGCTGTTCTCCTCAGTAAGTGCTTCGCATCCCGAAGCCGTTGAACCTGTTTGCTTGCCGCTCGCCGCGCCTTGTCAATCAAGCAATCCCGCACGCCTTCGCAGTATTGCCGCTGATAGTGGCCATCGTTGATATAGCTGATCAGTGCGCCTAGTTCGATCATCGGCGCTGGCGATATACCCAGGCGGCGTATCGCCTCGCGTGCCTGGCGTTCGTGGGCGGTCATGCTTGGCTCCTTGCCTTGGCGATGGCGGAGCGGGCAATACCCTGCATCCGCTTAATGCATCCAGAGTTGTTCTCATGAATCGGTGAGTTCATTTCTGCATGGACAACATTATCCAGCGCCTCCAGCAGCTCGGCATTCAGGGATTGCAGGGCGTCATGACTTGTGCGCCAGTAGCATACGTCGCACAGGTCTTCATATTTTCCAGCGAGTCGCCCATGCAGGTGATGGTTGATCGCATAGCTTCCGCATATACATTGCATCATTCTTCATCCTCCAAACTATCCGCATAAACCTGAGCCAGTGGGCGCACCAATTCTTCAGCCATTGCGCGCACGTCCTCTTTCGTGATCAGCAGGCGCAGTGCGGCGCTTGCTTTGTCGATATCGCCAGCCAGGACGTTGCGCAGTACCTGGCCTAGTGCGCCGTCGTAGTCCTCGCCAAAGTTGTAGGTATCGACAACATGCTTTGCCAGCGCATCGTCAAGCCGCATGACTTCTTCTTCGATCCGCTTGCCTGCGACATACAGCGTGTCTTCGATCAGGTCGTCGACCGCGCCGGCCAGCCAGTTCTGGCCCTCGGTGGTGTCGAGGAACTGGTCAGGTTGCAGGTGGTGCATTGGAGCGTTGCTCATACCACCCCCTCCCATTCCCGCTTAGCATCCCAATACGCCGCAAGCGCGGCACCCATTGCAAGCCAGTCGCGCATGGCGTGCAGCTCGCGTAGTTTCTTGATTGCTCGATTCAGCCGGCCCATGGCGGCGGCTCGTTTGGCTGGGGTGTTCATGGTGTTCTCCTGTGGCTAGTAATTTCTATCGAACCAATAATCATGGCCCTCATTGGAATCTGACCAAGGAAACAACATATCCAGAGAATCTGTTTCTTCAATAAAGGATTCTGGATCGCATCCGCTTTCTTTGACGTTTGCGATTACCCGGTCAGAGTCGCGGCGCACAGCGGCATCAAGGGCATCGCCCGATAGGCCGATTGATTTATGGAATCTGGTGAGCTGGTCAATGTATTTCATGGTTTTCTCCAGTGGTGTGACCTGTCCTTAGTATTTTATATATCTTGCGAGGGAGTGCAAGGGTTATTTTTAACGTATGCCTCGACAGCCTCCATTGCCGCTTCCCAGCCTAGCGCGACCGCTATGATGCAGCCGCGCGCTTGACATGCATCCAGGTACTCAAGCTGGCCAGGCTGCCATTTGCTTTTTGTGTGGTCACGTCGCTTTATCTCGATGATCAGCGAGGGACAGCCGGGTATCACTACGTCTGACGCCCCCGTGTTCATGCCCTCGGCCTTGTGCCGCTGCGCCTGTTGCGCCGTGCGCTTTCCTTCGTTGCGCGGATGCAGCGCAACATCGGCAAGCGTTGGGTGGCGCTTGCGCAGTTGGGAAAAGAACGTCACTTGTTCGGCGGCTTCTTGCGGGCAGTCGCCACGAAATGACATGTCGCCGTATACGGGAAGCCAATCGTAGAACTTCATGCAATCAACCTCTGTTGTAGTTGTTCATCGTCAGTCGGTGCGCCAAAGCCCAGCGCTTCCCAAAAGTCGCCTTTCTTGACGTAGGTGATGGTGCGCGGCGTGGTGGTGAAGTCGTCAGTGGCCAGCGCGAACGCCATGCGCTTCTGCGCCTGCCAGTTGGTGCTCTCCAGCAGGTAGATGGGGAACTTGCGCCGTGGCGTTGTCACCTCTGCCGTGATCATGTCGTTACCCGAGCGACTGACCCCGCGCGTGTAGGTGATCCCCAGCACTTCCTCGGTCTGCGGCTTTGTCGGGTCTTTCTTGTGCGCCTGGTGCATCTCAATGAGCTTGCTCGCCGGGTCTATCAACTCGCACTTACAAGCAGAACAGAACCGAGCCGCAATATCATTCGCATGGTCACACACCGGGCAAACCTTGCAACTCCAGTAGTAGTCACAGCGCTCGCCAGTGCGCATGTGGACATGCTGGCAGCGGCGCCCGTAGTGGGCTGCGAGCGGTACGCTCTCGCCTTTATGATTTTCAACCTGAATTCTTTCTCCGGTTAGGTCCGTAAAATACCCATTTGCATCTACGTTAAACCCCTCCTCATTTCTTCGCGCACTGAAGATGTTTACTCTTTCGCATGATTCGCAAATAGCCTCTATCGGCTCGCCTTCTTCGCCTTTATATGAAGCCTTGATACTTGGATTGAATATGTCCCCATCTTCCGCGTGGCGCTCGAAGTTTTTTGCATAGTCAAGAAGGAGAACGTCTTCTTTTCCTTCAAACAGGCGAAGGCCCCTTCCTATAATTTGAGCAAGAAGGCGCGCCGACTCGGTAGCGCGCATCAGAACAATGCCGTCCACACGCGGGCAGTCCCATCCAACGGTCAAAACGTTCACGTTGATAAGGACGCGCAATCCACCGGAACCGAACTTCTCAAGGATTTTGTCTCGGTCTTTTGTTTTCCCGTGAACAACAGCGGCAATGCCAGGATGAAGGCTGGCGTAAATCTCTTCGGCGTGCTTGATGGTCGCCGCGAAAAACACGATAGACTTGCGCCCTGCCATCCGATCCATGGCGTCTGCAACAATCGCGGCGGTCTTCCGCCCGTGCCCAACAAACACCCGATCAACGTCACCAGGGGCGAACTTGCCAGCCTTGTTTGGCGTTAACGATAGAGCATCGTAGCTGTCGCGACCTGTGTCGCCCACGATTGCCGGTGTGAGGTATCCGGCGTCCAGTAACTGGCGCGTGCTTACCGTGTACAGTTTCTTTGCGTAGTAAGGATCGCGTGCAATGTTTTCAGGTAGTGCCCGGCCATTCTCATCTTCCCGATAAACGTAACCATCGGTGGTTGTGAATGGTGTCCCGGTGGTGCCTATAACTCTAAGGTTTGGACTACCCTTCTTCATGTCTTCGATGATTTCACGGATCACCGGCGTCGTGCCTTCGCATTCATCGATGATCACGGCGGCGAACTCGGAGCCAAGGCGGCGCGCCACCGGCTTAAATGTCATGGGTGTAGCAAAAACCACAGGGTGGCGTAGGCTTTTCTGTTTTGCGCTAGCGCTGTATATGCTTGCCTTCAATCCTAGCCCTGTGTACTTGCTCTGGTTCTGAATAACAAGCTCAGAGCGAGGTGCAAGGCAAAGAATTCTCTTTCCGCTCATTTCGTGAATTATGCGTGCAACTTCGGCGATATAGATTGATTTTCCGGCACCCACGGACATTTCTGAAAGGCAAGGCAGAGTGGACTTCTTTACCCATTCGATGGTTTTGTCTACAGCTTCTTGTTGGTATGGGCGAAGAGTTATCATTGTCTGCACCCCATCACCGAAAAGAATTTATTAGCCTGAATCTCGCAATGTGCTGCACCTTTCGAAAGGTTATCTTTTGCCCATAACGGTTGAAGATTCGTGTAGTGGTTTAATGCTATAACTTCTTCTTCCGTTGCCCCTAAAGCAAGAGGGATTATGTGATCTATATGCCACTCCCCTCTGTTGTCCCAGGACATTCCTTCCTTGAACTTAGACTCAAGATGGCGTTTTAATTCATCGAAAGAGCACCCGATTATTTCCATGGTTTTGCTTTTTTTGCTATATCCATTCTTTTTGAAAGACTGCAATATCAACCCTCGGATATTATCTCTAAGCCGAAAAATTGGCTCTTCGTAATACCTCGTGATGAATCTTTCTTTTAGTTTTGAAGAAGTGCGCTTCCTGTATTCCTTGTCGTACTCCTGCTTTAGCTTCTTGTTTTTAAAGTACCACTCGGATGATTTTTTAATGATGGCTGCTGCGTTATCCTCATGATATCTGCGCTTGTTCATTTTTATTTTTTCTTTATTTTCTTCCCTGTACCGCTTTTGGACTTCCCTGATCTTTTCCTTGTTTGCTTCCCTGTATTTCTTATCGCTAATGGATTTTTTTTCTGAATTCAGATATCTAGTCTCGCGCATACATTCTTTGCATTGAGATCTTCGCCCTGAAGGCCCGTCTATCTGAATGTTAAAACTTGAATGGGTTTTCACTATTTTGCATTTACTGCATTTTTTAGTTTGCTCAGACACTGATTCTCACTCCGCTCAAGTGGCCGCTAAAAGAAAGGGCGCTCGGAAACTAGTAGCGTTCTAGCTTATCGGATGGCCGTCCTATCCGAGCAGGATGATTATATCACGTAAACCGCCAACTATCCTTACTGGTGCTTGTCCACTTCGACAGGTCGGCATCGGGTGCCAGCTCTGCCAGCGCCTTGGCATACGCTACCGACTTGCGGCCAGCCACATGGGTAAGCTTGCGCCCGTGGACTAGCGCGTCTTTGCCGTCTGCCAACTGGATCAGCGCGGCCATCAGTTCCTTTTCACGCGCTGCGTCTTCTTTCTGCCGTTGGCGCAGTGCGTCAATCTCGCTGATGATCTCGCCCGCCGCTGGCGTGTCGATCACGACGTGCAACGGTTCCAGGTGCTCGGGATTGTTCAGTTCCTCGATGTACAGCGCATAGAACGCACTGATCGCCGGCAGGTTCTTATCCAGCCACTCGGGGTCGGCCTCTACGCGCTCGATGTTGATCTGCTCGGGCACGTAGTCATGCGCCAGCGGGTCGCCTTTGGGCGCCACGTACTGCGCGAAATAGGCATGAGTGCGGCCTGCTGCGAGCATTTCCATTTGTACTTGGCAGGCATAGTGCGGCTGGTCGGCAAGCGGCTTGAACTTTGCCTGCTGCTCGTTACGCAGGCCAAACGGCACTTTAAGCTCCAGCACGCCGCCGTCGCTGGTCAGGCCGTCCGGGCTGGCGCCCATAAGGTCGCCGTAGGGGAAGAACCCGCACTGCTCGACACCTAGGCCGGTTTCGCGCATGAAGGCTAGCAACGCGCGCTGCTCGTTGTTGTTGCCGTGGGATGTTGCGGGGTTGCCGGTGAACTCAGATTCTGCCCCGTGGTATTCGCGCACCATGGCGCGCAGTACGTCGTTGGGGGTCTGCCAGGGGGATAGGCCGAGGATGGCGCCGATACGGCTGCCAGTGATGCGTCCTTTGCGTTGTTCGAACCATTCGGGGGTGCGTTGGTCGGTCATTGTTTTCTCCAGTGGCTTGAGTGCGGCCCCGTAGGGCCGCTGTTGTTTTAGAACGGGATATCGTCGTCAAGGTTGTCGGCCACTACGGCAGGCTTCGGCGCTGGCGCCGTAGTACCAGCCTTAGCCGGCGAAACAGCCTGTACCCAGTTGCCCGACTTCGACTTGTCTTCCAGTTCCCATACGCCCATCTTGAGCACCATCGGTCGGTTGCACAGCTGGGCAAGGCTCATGTCGCTGGGCATGTTTTCTTGCCGCTGCTCCATGCTGGTGAACAGACCGCCGCCCGCGTTGCTGGCGATAGCGGCCAACATGCGCTTGGCCTTGTCGGCCTTGGCTGCGTCTTTGTCGTAGACCTGCACCTTCTGGAAAATCACGCGGTTGGCGTACTCGGCGGGCTTGCTGATTCGCCACTTCACCTTGATGTACTGGTTTCCCTGGTACTCGTCGTTTTTTGCTTCCTCGGCAATCGCCAGCACGCTGGTGCCGTCAGGGATGGGCGCAAGATCGCCGCCGCCCATCTCGAATTTGCCTTCGGTCTTTTGTGCGCTGCTGCCGTCGCTAGTTGCCCAGAAGCTCATTGTGCCACCTCACTGTTGTAGAACTTGACGTATTGAATGATCGGGTTGCTGCCATGCTCGACAGGAATCTCTGCCGGCATGTTGTAGCGGTTTTTGGCGTTGATATAGCCCACCTGGCCGTCGCCGGTCGTGATCAGCTTGCGTTCGCCGGTCTGCACGACGCGGCCAAGCTTTGTGGTCTGGCCCCGTTTGTTGGTTTCGCTGCCTTGGATGAACTCTTCCTTGACCAGATACAGCACGGCGTCGCATTGGCTGGTGTAGATCGACAGCGACTGGTTATCCATGTCCATGGAAAACACGCTGTAGTCCGCTGCCGCGTCCGGGCGGTTGCGAATCTTCTTGATGCCGGTGTGCGCCAAGAACACGATCCCCATACGCTTGACCGCGCGCAGTTGCTCGCACTTGTACACAAACTCAGCGTGCCAGCTCGCCACCTCTGAATAGCCCTTGTGGAATCCACCGGAAGCATCGGCCACGGTGTTAACTCCGTCGCGCAGAGCGATTTCATGGCCGAACAGCATGTCAAGGCTGGTGATGCTATCGACCACCAGTGTGGTGAACCCGTGATCCGTGCTGATCAGTTCATCCATGATCGAAAGCAGCGTCTCGCGGGTGCTGCGCAGGTTGCCGACTTCATCCTTGGATGCCTTCGGCAGTCGCGGCAGGACGCTAGGCTTGGCGTCGTCTTCCCAGCTTTCGAACACTGACGCGCCGTCTTCTGCCATGACCATCAGTGCGCCGGGGAACATTGCGCCGAGCGTGGTCTTGCCGGTGCCAGGGGTGCCGACGATGGTGATCATTGGCGGCTTGGTTTTTGGCTTTGCAGCCCGTGCCAGGTGGCTCATTGTGCGGCCTCCTGATTCTTGTCATCGAGGAACTTTTGCAGCGCTTGCACGGTGGACAGCTTCGGGTCGCGTGCGGCGCCGGACAAAAGGTGGTTGATGGTGCCGAGCGAAACGCCCGACTTGTAGGCGATTTCTGCGCGGTCGTGCTTGCGCAGTTCGGTGATCAGTTCTTGCAGCATTGTCGAACCTCCTAAGTGAGTACAGTTAAATAGTAGCAGCGCAAAAAAACCTATGCAATAGAATAGTAAGAGAAAACGCGCCCATTCCCTCCCTTGCGCTGCTCGCACTTCAAGCGGCCATGCTCGACCAGATAATCAAGCGCAGCTTGGATGCCTGCGTCGCCAATCTTCTTGCCTCCCGGCACGCGCTGCTTGAGTACGCCCGGCGTCATTTCCTTGTCTGCGTTCTCGATGGCGGTCATGATCGAAAGCAGCAGGCCGTTACCCTTCTCGCCAGCATCGTTCGATTCCAGGCTGTCGCCGGCCTTGGCTTTGTTGATCTTCATCTGCGTCACGCGCTTGACCAGTTCGTGCGCCCATCCCATGTGCTCCAGCTTGATCACGCCATCAGCGGCGCCCAAGATGCCGGCGACCTTGATCGCCAGTTCGGTCGCGCCAAGCGCCTGGCTTTCTAGTCCCGTGCCCGCGTCGCGCTCATGAATGGCTACCTCACGCCAGTATTGGCGCACGCTGCCTAGCATGCGCTCAGCCTCTGGCGACCACTGGATATAGCGCCAATCGCCGATACGCTCGATGCGCCGGCCTTTCCATGCATCTGCGCTGCCCGCACACGACAGCGCCAGCAGGCGCATTAGCACATGCTCAGGCATCGGCCCGTGATAAACCTCGGCGGCGTCTTTCTCCATGGGCACCGTTTCCAGTTCCTCGAAGATCAGCGAGCGGCCCAAGAATCCGCCAGTCAGCAGGGACTTGTTAGCGTTGATCGCCTCATGGAAAGAGTGCGGCTCACTCATGCCAAAAAACGTCAGGTATGGTTCCACCAGGCCATACTCTGCGCGGTCACGGTCGCCTATCGCTTTTGCCACTTCGCTGTCTGGGTTGGCCTTGGCGTACTCATAGGGCGATTCGTCATCGTCCAGTTCTGCCCGCTTGATCGCTGCGGCCAGTTGCTTGTCCATCTTCTCGACCAGTTCGCGCTTCACGTCGCCGGACACGTTATGCACGCCAGTGGCCACCGAGTACATGGCGATCAGCTCGGCTGTCAGGTCTTCCAGGTAGTGCGCCCCGCTGCGTGCTGCGCCGCTTACTTTCTTGAGCTGCTCGCCAAATTCGTCATACGTGTAGATGATGATCTGGTGCTGAATCGCGTTGCGCACCAGTTCCTGGCTCGACTTGAACTTGCCGTGCTCAGCAGGCGACAGCCCCAGCGCGCGGTTGGCTTCGTTGATGCACGCCTTGATCGGCCCCTTACCGGAACGGCTCCCAGCAATCGCAAACGTCATCAGGTTGAGGCTCGTATTGCGACCAGCGACCAGGTGGTGCAGACCTGCCGCGTTGCTGACGATTTGCAGCGCAGCGGCTACGGCCAGTTGTTCGCGCGGCATGGCGCAACGGCTGTTGATCCAGCGGCATATCTCGCCGACCAACCCTGGGGGATTCAGCAGGTCGTACTTTTTGGCCGCAGGCTTCGTTTCGGGGATCTCACCCCAGTCGGTGTTATCCGTGAACGTAACAGGCGCGTGCCAGCCTGCCTCGCGGGCGTATTCGATCAGCGTGCCAATCGTGGCGCGCGTCGCCGCTTTGCCGAAGCTGTGCCACTTCTTGTCCATGCTGCGCTCGTCGTGCGCGTCGCTGCGCTGCGACCACTCGCACCACATGGCATAGCCGTCTGCGCTGCCGCCAGTGGCGTCATGCAGACCCATGCCGATGCGAATCCACTTCTCATAGTCGCGCCCGTTGTTGGGGATCGCAGACACGATGCCGCGCAGGTCGTCGTTGCTGTAGTCGGTGGTGGTGCCGTTGTGGATGAACCTGGCGCGTTCTGGCCGGTTCAGCAGCTCCATGAGCGCAATCGGCGCTTCGCCGGTATCAACGGGTCTGCCCAGTATAGCCTCATAGCGTTGCCCGCTGGCGTGTTCGCAGCCGGCGCCTACCACAAAGCCAGTAGACTTGAAGTCGATGCCGGGGTATTCGCGCAGGGTGCCAGCCAGTGATTTGCCAAGCCAATCTGCTGGCACGTTGAAATACCAGTGCTCACCGTTGCCGCTGCCGGTGCGGACGATGTAGCGCGCCTTGTCGCGGATGTGCGCCAGCGCCTTGGCAGATTCAAACCCGCCGTTGCGCCCGTCCACGTCCACGATAATCAGGCCGCTTGATGCCACTACCACGCCGTGGTTGTCGATCAGCTGGTTGCCGAAGAAATCCCCGTCGAAGTCTTCCAGGTAGGCCAGTTGGTCGTCATCGTAGGGCTGCGTGTGCTGCCAGTTGCTGGCGCGCGGGTGCTTGCCGATGGCCTCGCATTCGGGATCGCCGCATCCGCAGCGGGTGCCTTTGGCGTCGCGGATGATCTGGTGTAGCGGAAAGATGATCCACTCGGCGGCTAGTTCGTCGGTGTAGTCGATGGTCATGGTGGTTTTCCTAGTGGTTCATCGGCATTTGCGGCACATGATGGAGCCAATCCGTACAGCGCTGGTACGGTAGCGACCGGTGTGCCCGCACGAAAGCCAGCGGTATTCGCGGTAGCCGTTGGCCTGTCGGCCGGGGAGCATTTTCAATCCAACGTCTCGCGCGTCCTTTGCGTGTCGTTCGTCCACGCATTTCTGGCAGGCAATGCTTTTTTTACGTACCGAACTGGTTGCTCGTTCAGCCACGTGGCCGCATTCGATCCAGCGGTAAAGCCGGTATGCCGGGTGCGAGCCTGGGCCTACCAGCTCAAGCCCAGCCGCCTTTGCTTCTGCTGCGAGTTGTTCTGTTTTGTCTTTTTTCATGGTTTCGCTCAAAAAAAATCCCATGTAGACAGCACCCGGTGGAACTCACCATCTGGCCGACCTTAGCCGAGGAGCTTTGACCAGTGGTGAACGGGTGCTGACTGCATGGGACTGTCTCGGCTTCAGGTCTGAGAGGCGTTCCACGGCCTCGGTGCAGATATTAGCGCAGCTGCGCGCCGTGTCAAGCGGCGCAGGATTTTTCAGGATTCTTGAGAATCAACATTCTGTTTCGTGCGTAGAGCATTGTTTTATAAGGACTTTTTAATTGAAATACATGATAAATAAATTACTTAATACTACTACTAGTAGTAGATGAGTCCGCCAGGGGTATATAAGGGAGTCTATTTATACTGATCCTGATTTGAATGTGTGTCTTATGGGTATAAATCTGTCTGAATCTTAGGAGCGCATATTCTGCGAATTCTGCTCACGAGCCGCTCTATCTCGGGCCTTGCAGCCTATTTGGTGATTTTAATCCTGAGCTGGGATATGCGAATCCTGCTCAGGGTCGCCGCAAAAAACCCTTGCATCCCTCGTAGAAAGAGATAAAATAACAACATCAACCACCACTCAGGAGTCCACCCATTGAACACAAGCCAACACATTCTCGACCTGATGACCAACGACCTGCCCGAGCAGGATGATCTGGTGATCGACGAAATCATCAAAGACGGCAAGCCGCTGCCGTGGGTCTACGTTCGCGTTCTGGTGCATCGTGCGGCCAAGCAAATGGGCGTTAAGATCAAGACGCGCATTCGCAATGGCAAGTTGCTGGTTTGGCGCGTACAGCCATGACCCACTGCCCAACCTGCGGCGCCGAACTGGTCGCCCTGCGCAGCATCAACGCGAAGATGTGCAGCAACGGCAAATGCCAACAGGTGATCGACTGGCACCTGGCACCCGGACAAAAACCCCTTGTCGGCAGTAACCGGCAGGATCGTAAAACCACTGGAGAGTGAACGATGAACGAATACGCAGAACTGGTCGCCGCACTGGCTAAGCCTGGCGAGCATATCAAGGCGGACATGACCGCCGACCAAGCCCACTTGCTGCACATGGCAGTCGGTGTTGCTGGCGAGGCTGGCGAACTGCTGGACGCGATCAAGAAGAACGCGATCTACGGCAAGCCGCTGGACTTGAACAACGTGATTGAAGAACTGGGCGACCTGGAGTTCTACATGCAGGGCATCCGTGCGGCTATCAGCGTGCCGCGTGGCACCGTGCTGGCGTGCAACATGGAGAAGCTGCGCAAGCGTTATTCGTCTGGCGCGTACAGCAACGGACAGGCTCAGCAGAGGGCGGATAAGCAATGAAAACTGACCGCGAATTGCTTGAGCTGGCGGCGAAGGCGGCAGGAATTGAGGTGAGGCCGCATCCGAACCGAGGAATCAGCAAAAACCTGATTTTTATCGGGAGTAATGGTAATTGGAACCCACTCAGCGACGATGGCGACGCGCTGCGGTTGGCTGTGGCGCTCGGCCTAGAGTATGTCGTCGACCGAGTTCCAGGCAGTGGCACCATGCGACAGCATGGCGCGCCAGTGCGGGTGCGGGTTTGGGCGAACTGGTGGCACAAGGTCGAAGTTGGGCCTGGCTTCGAAATTGATCTTCTTGCAGCGGTTAGGCTAGCCATCGTCCGCGCCGCAGCCGCTATCGGGGAGGCGATGAAATGACCCAAACAACCCGAGTAACCCGCCTGCACGTCCTGCCAGAAGGCGAGCCGCTGTTCTCTGAACAGGCGTTCACGGTCGAAATTGACGACGAAGCCGGTGGAGAGTTCGTTGTTGTCCGCGACAGAGATGGCGAGATTCGGCTTAACGCAGAAGAATGGCCCGCGCTGCGCGAGGCGATTGATCGGATGGTGAAGGAGTGTAGGGAATGAGCCACAACCACTATTTCCGCGACGTATCAAACCTACAAAACCTTGACGTTTACCGCTTGCTGGAGCTGTTCAACGTGACGTGCCCGGTGGCGCAGCATGTGGTCAAGAAGGCATTGGCAGCCGGTCAGCGTGGGCACAAGTCGTTGCACAAGGATTGGCAGGACATTGCCGACAGCGCTGCGCGTAAGTTGGAGATGATGCGGGAGGATGACGGCTGGACCGACGATGCGATTAAGTCCGCTTCGTTCTCTGATAAAACAACCAACGCCGGCCCCATGCTACACTGCCCGGACTGTTCCGCTGAACATTGCCATGTGTGGCGAGGTAACTGATATGAGAACTCTAATTCTTGCCGCCCTGCTGATCACCACCCCAGCTATGGCCGACTGGAACCAACGCGCCCAAGGCTGCGCCATGGTTGCAGCTACCGCCCGCAGCATCATGCAGGAGCGCCAGAACGGCATTCCGAAGCAACATATGCTCAACATGGTCAGCAGCGAGTACGGTCGCAGCATCATCGAGGACGCCTATACCGTCGAAATATTCGATGGCGACCACCAGGTTAAGATTCGCCGGATCATCATCGAGGCGTTTCGGGATCGCGTTTACGTTAACTGTTTGAATGGGTATTGAAGATGGCGAGGCCAGTAGGACGTCCAAGCAAATACACCGATGAGCTGCAAGCGCGCGCAGAAGAGTACGTTTCCACTTACGCGGAGCTTGGCGATGTTGTACCTACCGTAGTTGGCCTTGCTTTGTTCCTTGGGGTATCGACAAGTACGGTCTACAACTGGGCAAGCGAAGAAGTTAGCCAGGAATTTTTGGACATCTTTATGCGTGTAGAGCAATTACAGCATCAAAGATTGGTCAATAACGGCCTTGCTGGCACGTTCAATCCAGCCATTACAAAGATGATGCTGACCAAGCACGGATACTCTGACAAGATCGAGCAGGCGCACACCTCCCCCGATGGAAGTATGTCACCAACTCGCATCGAGTTAGTTGCTCCCGACATGGATGCTTAATGTCCACTCTGCGCATTGAAATCCCGCCAAAGCTAATCCCTGTATTCGCAAAGCCAGTTATGCGGTACAGGGTGGCCTACGGCGGGCGCGGTTCGGGCAAGACTTACACCTTTGCCAAGATGCTTGCGCTTCGTGGCGCCATGTTTGCGAACGCCGGTATATCCGGCGTTTTGCTCTGTGGCCGCGAATATATGAACTCCCTGAATGAGTCATCGATGGAGGAAGTAAAGGCCGCGATTAGGTCAGAGCCTTGGCTAACTTCTGTGTATGAAGTTGGCGAGAAATACATTCGGACAAAGTGCGGTAGTGTTTCGTTTGTTTTTGCTGGCTTGCGGCACAACTTGGACAGCATCAAGTCCAAGGCTCAAATCCTTATCGCCTGGATTGACGAAGCCGAAACTGTTAGCGATATAGCCTGGAAAAAGCTACTTCCAACTGTGCGCGCTGAAAACTCTGAGGTATGGGTGACGTACAACCCAGAGGTTGAGGGTAGCCCTGTCGATATTCGATTCAGGAAGGCGGACTTAGGCGGCGACGGCGTAGTTGTTAGCGTCAACTATGACGACAACCCTTGGTTCCCGTCAGTGCTGGAACTTGAGCGCCAGCGCGACCTGAAAAACTTGCCGTATGAAGAGTATGAATGGATTTGGGAAGGCGCTTATCGCCAGATCAGCGACGCGCAGATCTTCCGAGGCAAATACAAAGTCGAAGAGTTCCAGCCTAACCCGAAAACTTGGAACGGGCCATATTGCGGCTTGGACTTTGGGTTCGCCAACGATCCAACTGCCGCTGTTAAGTTGTGGGTAAATGACGACAAGCTGTATGTTGAATATGAAGCGTACAAAGTAGGTCTTGAGATTGACGAAACATCGGAGTACGTCAACGGGCTTATTCCTGAGTTCTCCCGCCACGTTGTCAGAGCAGATAACGCGCGCCCGGAAACTATCAGCTACTTGCGGCGCAAAGGTATGCCAAGAATCAAGGCGGTCGAGAAAGGCAAAGGCAGCGTTGAGGATGGCATCGAGTTCATAAAGTCATTCGATCAGGTTATCATCCACCCACGCTGCACAAACACGGCTAAAGAGTTCAGGCTATACAGTTACAAAGTGGATCGTCTTACCGAGGAAATCAGGCCCGACCCGGTTGATGATAACAACCACGCCATTGATGCTATAAGATATGCCCTTGAGCCAGCTATGAAGCGCAAAGGCATGAAAATCAACCCAGAGGCACTAAGATGATTAACCCATTCCGGCGCAAGCCTGACCCTGCGATTGAGCTGGAGCGCGAGAAGCTGGAGCTTGAAAAGAAGCGCCTGCGCCTGGCCCAGCACCTGCTGGCTGAGCAGTCCGCACCAAAACAAGCACCGGAATATAAAGCCCCCTGGCTGCCCGCCGGCGTAGTGCCCGCTGGCAAGACTGCGCCGGTCGCGCAGGATAGCTGCTCCAGCATCTACCAATACGCCGGCGAGCAAGACGCGAACTTCTTCCCGGCGTTCGTTGGCTATCCCCAACTAGCCATGCTGAGCCAGTCGAGCGACTACCGCAGCGTGCCCGAGACTACCGCCACCGAAATGACCCGCAAGTGGGGCAAGTTCGTGCCGGTGGGTGACGACGACAACGATGCCGACGCCGAGATCCGCGCTGAGAAAATCGAAGCGCTCGAAACTGAGTTCAAGCGCCACGACATTCGCAGCATGATTCAGCGCGTGATCGAAGTGGAGATGACCATGGGCCGCGCCCAGGTGTTTATCGACCTAGACCACGCCGACACGTCGCTGCCGTTCGTCACAAGCCCCATTGGCGTCAAGAAAGGCGCGCTCAAGGGGTTCAGTGTCATTGAGCCGATCTGGTCTACCCCGAGCGCCTACAACGCCAACGACCCGACCCGCAAAGACTTCTTTGTCCCCGAGCGCTGGTACGTCATGGGCCAGGACGTGCATGCTGACCGCCTGATCACCGTCATCATGCGCCCCGTGCCTGACATGCTTAAACCCGCCTACAACTTCGGCGGTATGTCCATGCTGCAACTCATGATGCCCTACGTGCAGCGCTACCAGCGCACGGCTGACAGCATCAGCGACCTGGTGCATGCATTCAGCCTGACCATCTTGGCCACGGATATGAGCAGCATCCTCGCGGGCGAGAACGACCCGAACACCCTGCTGCGCGCCGGTCTGTTCAACAAGTACCGTGACAATACCGGCCTGATGCTGCTGGACAAGGAAGCCGAGGAAATCAGCCAGATCAACACGCCGTTGACTGGCCTTCCCGAGTTGCTGCGTCAGGCACAAGAACAGATGGCCGCGCCTTCGCACACGCCCCTGGTCAAGCTGCTGGGCGTCACCCCGAACGGGCTTGGCGCCAGCGCCGAGGGTGAAATCGAGGTCTACCGCGACTACATCAGCGCGCAGAACGAAGCGCACATCCGCCCCGTCATCGAGCGCATCAGCGAGATCATGCAGCTCTCCCTGTTCGGCGAGGTTGACCAGTCGATTCGCTGGGAGTTTGAGCCGCTGAAGCAGATGGACGCTAAGGAACTGGCGGAAATAGGTGAGGTGAAAGCAAGAACGAGTGTCACCCTGGTGGACGGCGGAATCATCTCGCAGGAAGAAGCGCGCCAGACCTTGGCGGACGATCCGGCTAGCGATTATTCGAACATCGTCGTGGAGGATGTGCCAGAGATGCCAAGCGGCGAGTTTGAGGATACGGAACTGATCGTATGATCACCCGCAAATCAGTAACCCTACGCCCCATCCGGCCCAACGCCGGATTGCAGGCAAAGTACCGCGCCGAGCTGAACGCCCTGCTGCGCCAGGTACGTGAAGACGTGCTGGCCGAGGTCGAGCGGTACAAGGACGTGCCCGCCCAGCCTGTGGCGCTGGATGCGCACCCGCTCGAGAACGCCATTCGCGCTTTGATGATCAAGTGGATCAGCAAACTGGGCGACCTTGGCGAGAACATTGCGCGCGGGTTTATCAAGGGCAGCCTCAATCACTACGACGGCAATCTGAAGCGCCAACTTCGCCAACATGGTTTTACCGTCAAGCTGCAACTGACCGACAAAACCCGTGAGGCGCTACAGGCGTCCATGGGCATGAATGTGGGCCTGATCCGGTCTATCCCGTCGCAGTATCTGGCGCAAGTTGAGAAGTACGTTTATGAAGCAACTAGCGGCGGGTTTGATCTAGCCACGCTGACTAACAACTTGCAGCACGCCTATGGCATTAGCCGGAATCGGGCGAAGTTGATTGCACTTGATCAATCCAACAAAGCGAATGCCGTAATTGAGAAGGCAAGGCGCGAAGAACTTGGAATAAAACGCGCGGTATGGGTACACTCATATGCAGCGAAAGAGCCGCGCCAGTCTCACGTCAAGGCAAATGGTAAAGTGTTTGAGATTGCCAAAGGCTGCTATATTGACGGCGAGTACATCCAGGCCGGCGAGAAGATTAATTGCGGCTGTGTCAGTCGGTCGATTATTGAGTTTTGAACATGAACGAAAAACTTGCATTGGATAGCCAGCGCTCCAAAGACGAGTCTGGGCATTTGAAGGTCGCGAGAACGATCCTAAGCAAAGCCGCCGTCAACCCCTATTTCGGGCGAGAGATTCCGGACTACCTCGAACTTGGCCTTGACCCGGATAAGGTCTACAAACTGCTGCGCGACCCGTCCGCACTGGAAAGCGGCGCGGATACGTTCAAGGGCAAGCAACTGCTGATCAAGCATGAGTATGTCGATAGCAAGAAGCCCGAGAAGGAACTTGTCATCGGCACTGTCGGCAGCAATATCGAATATGAAGACGGCAAGCTGTACGGCGACATTACTGTATGGGACGCCGAGGCAATCGAACTTATCGAATCCGAGAAGATGGCCGAACTATCGGCGTCCTATTGGTACAAAGCAAACATGGTGCCGGGTGAGTTTCAGGGCGAGGCTTATGATGGTACTATGCTTGACATCCACGGCAACCATGTGGCATTGGTCGCGCGTGGACGTATTGGCCGCGATGCCATCATTTCGGACAAACTACCTTTTGAACTGGAGTTCCATATGTTGAAAAAAGGCACCAAACAGCGAGTCGCGGCCAAGCTGCAAACTCTCGCAAAGGGTGGCATTGCTAACGATAGCGATGTCGAAGAAGTAATCCGCGAAGTTGCGGAAAACATCGAGCACAAGCCGAGTTTCGACGAAACCAAGCTGCGCGAACTGGCCGGCGACAACTACGACGCCATTGTCGAGATGATTGGCGGCAAGGCTGCTGAAGACGAAGTGCCGGAAAAACCCGAGGGCGGCGCTGATAAGCCTGCCGAAGACGAGAAGGACGAAGAGGCCGAAGAAGTGAAAGACGAGCCGAAGAAAGAAACCGCCATGGACGCCGACGCCATCGCCGCCAGCGTGCAGGCACGCATCGAGGGCAAGTATGCCGCACGAGACAAGGTTGAGCCGCTGGTTGGCCGTATCGCCCTGGATGGCTTCAAGGACGCTGCCGCGATCTACGCCTACGCGCTCAAGCAGAAAGGCATTGCCTGCGACGGCGTGAACGAAGCCGGCCTGGCCCAGCTTGTCACCATGGCCGCTTCGCAATCCAAACGCCCGCAGGTCGCGCTCGACTCTGCGATGCACGAGCCTTCGGCTCTGACCAGCCGCTTCCGTAAAGCCTAAGGGGATTACCATCATGGCATTTCAACAGACTCTGAACCGCGATCCGTCCCGCGCCGTGGCCGGTGACTTCGCATCCACCAACCCGCGTAACGTCATGCTGGCCGGCGAAGGTTCGCTGCGCACTGCTGAAGCGATCACCGTTGGCCGCTTCGCGTTCGCTGACCTGACCATCGGGCTGGTTTACACCGCTAACGTCACTGGCCGTCGCGTGGGCTTCGTTCACCGCAACAACCAGGCCATTGTCCCCCTGGGTCAGGCTGCAAGCATGGTTATCCCGGCTGGCCGCGAGACCGTCCTGTTCACCGATGGCGACTTCTACACCGTGCTGGATGCAGATTCCACCGTCGGCGCTGCCGTCACCGCTGTGGCTGCTACCGGCGTGCCGTCCCTGACTGCTGCTGGCGCTGGTCACATCGCCACCGGCTTCATTGCTGCCGAGGCTAAGCCTGCCGGCGAGCTGGTCAAAATCACCAAAGCGTCTATCTAAGGAGCGCGCAAATGTCTGAGAAACTGAACTTTCACGCGCTCGCTCAAGATGCGGGTATCGTGTATCAAACTGGTTTTCAGCCGCGAGAGCTGGATAACATGGCTCGCGCCACTGTTGCCAACGACGCTGACCTGATCACCGCACCGAACGCCGGCATCCTGGCCTTATTCACCACTTACGTCGATCCGCGCGTCATCGAGATCGCTGTGGAGCCGATGAAGGCCGCGCAGATTTTCGGCGAGACCAAGAAAGGCACTTGGGTAGACGACAACCTGCAATTCCCGATTGCAGAATCGACTGGTGAAGTTTCCAGCTATGACGACTTCGGCACCAACGGCATGTCCGGCGCTAACGTCAACTGGGAAAACCGCCAGCCGTACCACTACCAAACCATCGTCGAAGTGGGCGAGCGTGAGGTAGAGCGTGCCGGTGCTGCGAAACTGGATTGGGTGGCCCGCAAGCAAATCGCCGCCGCTCTGGTGCTGAACAAGTTCCAGAACAAGTCTTATTTCTTCGGCGTGTCCGGTCTGGCCAACTATGGCATCCTGAACGATCCGTCGCTGTCGGCGTCGCTGCCTGGTGCCGGCTGGGGGCCGCTGACCGCTGATCAGGTGTTCGCTTCGATCCAAGGCGCGCTGTACGGTCGCCTGATCGGCCAAACCAAGGGCCTGATCGACCGCGACTTTGCCGGCGTGCTGCTGTTGTCTCCGCAGAACGAAGTGAATCTGCTGAAAACCAACCAGTACAACGTGAACGTGGTTGATCAGCTCAAGAAGAACTTCCCGAACCTGCGCGTAGAAACCGCACCGGAAATGTCCACCGCTGCTGGTGAACTGGTCTACTTGATCGTGGAAGAGTACGAAGGCGTCCGCACCATCGAG